CTCCCATGTCAGTGTACAGTTCGTCAATCTCACCGTCGTCCATTGATTCTAACAGTTCAGAAAAGAAACCACCTGCAATGTTCAACGCCTCCGTAATGGTTAACAAGTCCAACTGTCGTTCAACAAGCTCTGAAATCTTTCTCTCTTTAGAGATACTCATAGGATAAATACCTTATAAGTTAATATTAAAATGTTGGTCTTATATGCTTTCTGCATAGAGTCTAACATTACTTTTCTTCATCACGCAAGCGTTTATATTCTTCGATGTCATCTTTTTCAAACTCTTCAGCGTAGTTGCCTTTCGCTTCCCAGTAGTCCTGATAATCATCGGCCCAAACTTCCCAGCTTTCTCTACTGCTCATACTGTTTCAACTCCTTATATGCGTTACTGTTCTTGACTTTTTCAATTGCTCTGTAAAGTGTCTGTTCTAATATCTCAACATGCCCGTTGTCAACAAAATAATCCAGTACGGTCTGAGCTAGGTTTAAAGACATATCACCGCGTGTGAAGTTGTTAGTACCGTAATTTAGAGCGTTGTTCATAGGCTTATCACCGTAGGTGTCCTCATAGTAAGAAGCACACGAATCAAAGAAGGGATCTAACGCTTCAACAAGGTCACGCCACTGCGGCCTGTCGTGCTTGATTCCTTTCCTGTATCGATACCAGCGGGCTGGTTTAGCTCTTGGACTATCGCCCCAGTAATGTAGCTCTAACCCCATTAGATTATCTTTCATAAAACCTCCGTTGTATGCTTGACAATTCGATATTGTTTACCATTGCCACGTTTTGTTTGGACGTAGTGCTTCGCTTGCTCAATACAGTCTATTGACCACACCTGCGACCACACGTCGTCGTATAACTCTATGATATATATTGTATGAATACCGATCATGTTCACCTCTCCTTATCTATTGTCAGCCATGCGGTTAAGATGATGACAGAAAAGATCATTGCGATAAAGTACAGTAAATTAAATTCCATCTTTAACCCCTAAGAATTTGTCGAGTTTACCGGACCGCCTGAGTTTAGCAATAGCCCGGCTCTCGATTCGTTTAACATCCGTCTGTGTGATACCCATAACGTTAGCGATCTGCTGCTGAGTCATGAAGTAATCATACTGTTTGCCTTTCTTTTTAGACACTGCTGCCCGCCTTATCGTATCTTGACAAAACAGCAAGTCTCGCTTTCAATTTTATAACAAGAGTATCTGCCCTTGAGATAAGCCGAAGCCGATGCGTTGATCTTGCTTTGGTCTTCTATGTTGGCAGTGAACCACTCGCCCGGCTTCATAGATTCGAACAGATCACGCCACTTGCTACCACGTCCACGGTAGTTTATCGGTGCCGGTGCTTTCTTTGATTGAATTTTATAGTGCTTCATGGTTGTTTTCCTTTTAGGTTGGTTTGATTAGCGAATTGTTCGCCATTGCTTGTTTAATTCTTTCATGCGTTTGTTATATCGTGCCTTGCGTTGTCGTCTCCGTCTCGCTCGTGGGTCTGTCCATCGTTCGTACACGCTGAAGATGATGTACCAAACAGGTACGAAACTAAATAAAACTACAATGTCAACAATTGTTGGGTTCATGCTGTCACTTCCTTAATTAAGTCAAGTGTTTTAAAATACGGCTCCCGCGCGTCCTCTATAAACCCAAATAACTCTAGCAGGTTTTCGTCGTCGTCTGGTACATTATAATCTTGCTGTAATTGCTGTAAACCACAATGAAGACTTTCTAATTCTTGATATTTGTTCACGATGTCACCTCGTTTGCGCTGTAGAAAAAGATCGATTGTAATACCGTGTCGTCTGACAGACAAACAGCTTTTGGAAACATTCCGTCTTCTGCCAAGCAAGTCCCCAAAGCGAGGCAGTCCATAGTATAAACACCGTCTATCATGTTATCGCAAATGTGCGAGGCGATAACGTACCGACCAGAAACAAACCCTAGCCAATCAAGCTCCGCATCTGTGAGCCTGTATTGCTCCCCGTCGTCTAGCTGATAATGGAAGTTCTCACAGTCACCGTCTTGTGAACGCAAGCTGTCGTGTGTGTGAATCATGCTGTCACCTCCGTCTCTCGTGGGATAATCTCGCCGCAAGTGTAGTCAAGCACTGATAAGTCAATGTCACGGCACATCTGCTGTACCTTTGCTGTCACTCTCTCAGGGTACGAGTCGACTAATGCGTGAGCCAACAAGTAAGACTTTTTACAGTGCAATATATCGCGCGGTCTAAAGTGTTGCGGATTCTCCACCGCATCTATTAAATGTTTGACAACAAAATACTTTGCAACCATCGCGACAGGATCAGGCTTGATTCCGTAAGGTGCGGCGTTGTTCATTATGCGCTGCTGTTTCTTTTCATACTCAAACATTTCTTCAAGTACGTCATAATTTCCAAGGTGACGCAGTGAATACAGTTCGCTCATTGCGCCGTTGATAATGCTTTTAATCTGATTCTTTGTCATCGTCGTCTCTCCCTAGTATCCTAACCATTCAAGAATTTCGTTCGAGTAGTAAACCTTTTTATCACCTACCTCGTCAACAAAGTCAGCCCAGTCTATGCCATGCGCTAACACCTCCGCCTTGGCTTGCTTCAGCGAGACTTGATGTCCTTCCATTGCTTCGTCGTATGTCATTGTTGTTTCTCCGTTGTTTGTTGTATTAAGGCCGTAGTTAATGTTTTTACGTCCTCAGTTAACATTTCAACACGTCGCAGAATCTCTCTATTTACTAACTTCTGCGCGTATAGTCTGTTTTTTATCTTTCCAATCTCTGCCTTCATCTGCCCTTCTGTCATTGTTTAACCCTCTACCTTGTAAACTGTACGAATGCGACGACGTGCCGCTGTGTTTGCTGTCCAATCATGCAACACACCGTTGCGAATACATAACGCGTGTCCTCTGACTTGTACATAATAAGTACCGACCGCCATCACCTTTGCAAAGCGTCCGATAGTCATACCGTTTAAAGCATTGTCGGATAACTCACGAATGCTTTTACCTTCTTTGTTTACAGCGTCCGTTATAGCGGGCAACCACTCAGTCTGTCGCATTCCGCAACGCTGCCGTCTGCCGTAGCTTTTCATATGTCTGTGAGCTTTGCCGTATGACCAATCAAGCGACAACGCAAGCGCCGCAACTGTACAAAAGTTTTTATCTTTGTAACGCTCGACTGCAACCTTTGCCAGATCTTCAAAATTCTGTCTCATGTTAAACCCTCGTCAGTGAATCAGTGAAGAATACTCATTGAATACCCTTCAGTGATCCACCCTCTGCCGTAGCTTTAACGTTGCGTATCGTAATCGCTCCGGATTGTCTGCCCATTGCTGACACGCTGTGACTCGCTACGGTTTGGGTGAGTCGTCTGCTTCCGTGTGTGTTGGTTTTCTGGCTAGTTCGTTTACGATTCAGGGATACCCCTAAACTGCACGCCCTCGCTAACCTATAACCTCATGCGAAGCCCACCGTTAAAAACCCGCTGATGGCGCGGTTGGTCTTACACTACTTGCCTGATCCGTTATGGGCATCCACGCGGGGGCTTTTGTTGCCGGTTAGTTCTGAGAGGATTGCGCCTCGCGGGATTGTGGCTCCCCGTCGCCATGTCAATAACTTTAGGTGAAGGCTTTGAGGAATACAAGACCCTGTTCATTTTATTTCTGAATACTGAAACGTAAAACCATTCACGATATGAATATGCTCTGACCTAACACGATGACGATACAGTGTCAATACTGTTTATTTATACAGGTCTATAGTGTACCTGTGAGGGTCCAACCTAGACTCTCACACCTCACCTTTGCAGATCTATATTGCATTCTGCCTTGCATCTTGCGTTGCATTTTGCAATTCACTGTTCAGATCTGGGCCGGGGGAGGGGCTGTGACTGCGGCGTGTGCGTGTGTTCCTACCTAGATACAAAAAAGAGTGAAATTGAACCTTAATATAACCCCTAGTTATCTAACGAGAAACCTATATAACAAAAGGGTTTAAGCAGTTCAGAATCTTGACCGTGCTGGTACAGTTTAAAGGGCAATGTAATCTTATTTAAAATAATACTTGACAAACACTTAAAAATATGGTACAATAAATAGTATATTATGTCTTTAAAGATTCTTTACCGCGCTGTGTAAGATAAATATTATATGATAATCATTAAATGTATGACATATAAGCACGGTAACGAAACTTTAAAGAGACTTTAAAGAGGTATGTATGTCAGATGTTGATAATCCTCCTCGCCGAAAGCGTGGAAGACCGCGTAAAAGTGACGTAACATCAGTAAAAAAAGGAAGTCGTAACGCTGTTGGTCGCCCGAAGGGTGACGCTGCCGTGATCAACGAATATAAAGCAAGGATGTTAGCATCCCCTAAGTCCCGGAAGGTACTTGATACTATCTTTGATGCGGCGTTAGACCATGACCATAAGAATCAGGCGGCTGCTTGGAAGCTTGTTATGGATAGAATACTTCCTGTTGCTGCATTTGAGAAGGATATTGTTAAGGATGGTGGTAGGAATGCCATTCAGATTAACATTAGTGGTGTTGGTGCTGTAGAAGTGCCTGAGCCTACAATCATAGAAGGCGAGGTTGTTGATGAGTCTTAAACACTTTACACGCGAAGAGTTTGATTGTCAGGTTACTGGAACCAACAACATGGAGATGGCGTTCTTAGAGAAGCTAGACGAGTTACGGGCGTACTGTGGATTTCCTTTCGTTATAACTAGTGGGTATCGGCATCCAACGATGCACCCCATAGAAAAAAAGAAAGAAGTTCCGGGTACTCATGCCCAGGGGATCGCGGCAGACATAAAAATAACTAATGCCGTTGATCGCCTTAAGCTTGTAAAGGCTGCTTTGTCTTTAGGATTTACTGGTGTAGGCGTTGCAGATGACTTTATACACGTAGACACACGCGGAACAACACCCGTTATGTGGACGTACTAGTGGATTTAGACATTGAACTACTGCCGTGGCA